CCCCAACCATAAGCAGCAGTTGAGAAAGCCGGGCCAGGATTAATTTGATAAGCTGCATTACCTGCACCACCCCCGCCTGCGGTGGAACCACTAGCAGTTGATGTGTGAGTCACTGTATAAGCCGAAGTATTGACAACGGAAGTGACTTCAAATTCTTGGTTCATATCGAGTCCGTCAATCGTGGAGAAAGAATCAAAGGTCACAAAGCTACCTTGTTCACAACCATGTCCTGCATCAGTGACTAAAACAGTGGCTGTACCATTCGTGGTAAAAGGATCTGTTAAAGCTTCAGTTGCTCGAATAGGAGTAATATCAAAAACTAATCCTTCTTCATATACGTATAATTTTCTATCGGTACCAAAGGCATCGTACCTTGTGCCATCTAAAGAAATCCAAGCATGTTGATCTCGTACCACACCCACAATCGTGGTATCAGTAAACTTATCCCAACCTTTGATTTTTTGAGGAAGGCCATTAAAAAAGCGTACATTATCGGAGTCAACCCATTGTCCTTGACCCGTGTAATCGGTAACTTCTTTATTAATGCCTGGTTTTATTGTAAAATTAGTAAGTGGCATTTAATCACTATATAACACAAATTTATTATTTCCAAGCAATGTTAAAGGCCATTGAAATTCTTTCTTTATCATCAGTGTGTTGTGAAACGGAATGTTTTGTTGTTCCAGGAAAAAGAACTAACATATTATTTTGTAATTGAATACTTTTATTAAAATCTGCAAAATACATATAAGTATTGCATGGGACATCCATGTAAAATGCACCTGACCAAGGATAAGGGACATGAATGTGTTCTGTGGTTAAATCTCCTTTTTTATGTTTCATTCCCCAAGAGTCCATAAAACTGAATTCTATAGGTGCATCGGGAGTTGGGGATCTTAGTTTATAAATACACATTAAAGTGTGCAAAACTCTAATGTGAAAATTTTTCATTTCGTCTAATTGCAACAAAGTATGCCAATCAGTTGATTTTGCTTTTACATTACCTAACCCTTCATGATTCTTATTATCTACTACACTTGATACGGTTTGTTTTAAAAACTCTAAATATTTTTCGTTATATAAATAGTTATGAATAATGAAGATACTTCCGATAGCATTAGAAGAAGTTTGTATTATAGAAATATCCAAGTTAATCTTTTTTAGCAAACAAAGACCCAACATGACCTTTAAATGCTCGATTGCCAAAGTGTGTGAGAGGCATAGCAATATCAGCCCAAATATCTCCACCACATTCTAGCCATAGTCTTGAAAAATAATAGTCCTCCGATAAGTATCTTTTCTTTCCTGGACTTGTTTCATAGATACCTGCACAAAATAAATCATAGCAATTATCTGAACTAAAAGATTTACCATTAATAATTTGATCGGATTGGTATTTTCTTTCAGGAAACTTTTTCATCATGGTGCGAAAGACTTCTCTTTTGACGAGCATCATCCCTGTTGCTGCTTCTTGTACCTTACAAAAACCACTATCTACAGTGACATTCTGAGGATCATCAAAATTAAGATTATAACCTAATGTCTTTACTTCTAATTCTTCAGGAGTGATATTGGGATTTGCTTTCATTAATTCTGGTATCTTTTCAAAATGAATATGTTTTCTTGGATAAATACCACAGACCACATCCTTATCAAAACAAAGCATGCGTTCTATGTTTTGAGCTTGAAAGCCTATATCCGAATCAATAAATAGTAAGTGAGTGGCTACATAGTCGGTAGCATCCATCATCATGGAAACAATGGTATTTCTTGCTCTGGTAATTAAACTTTCATTACCCATCGATTGCATCCGTAATCCTACACCACGAGCCATGGACCATTGTTGAAGTTGGAGTAATCCATGCATCGTATTCTCAGTAAGCATCCCGCCATACATTGGCATTCCTAAGAATATTTTAAAGTTCTTGTCTTTTAGTTCTTCTGGTTTAATCATTATTTTCTCCTTACCAAAATATTTCAGTCTTTCTTTGTTGTAACCGTTCTGTAGACCAATACCATAAATTTAAAATTTCTTGTTCTTTATCTTTATTTTCAGATAAAAACTGATAGGTCATCCAAAAAGGAATAGCGTAAAGTTTGTTTTTCTTTATTTTAATTCCCTCTGATTTATCTTTATATATAACATAAAGCCCTAAATCTTCACATTTGATAGGGTAAAATAGATTTACTATTCTGTCTTGAGGGCTCACCATCCAATCTGTTTTTTCTTTAAAAGTTAATAAATTAGTATTTTTTTCGTGTGTTTGTATATTTTTTGGATTAAATAAAAAGTTTTGATGTATATATTTAGAACCGATCAAAAAAATTTCTCCAAATAATTCAGCAGGGTTTTCTATATTTTTTATATCATTTTCTATATCCCATTGAAAAATATAATCAGTTAAACTATCAATCATATCTTTTTTTTCTCCATACAAAATTTTTATAATTATCTACTATGGATCTAAATAGGTTTACTTCATATTGCTCGTGATCAATTATATCTTTTTTAATTGTCATCTTCCATTCATCTCTTATAAAAGGAAAAACAAGTGCAATAGGTTCTCCTTTTTTAATTGTTACTGGTAAATCCTCTTCAATTTTTTTTAAAAAAAAGGGAAAATTTATCTTAAGATCATACATATCAGTATCTACAATACCATCAATGATTCTAAATTTTCTAGAACTACTACTATTAAAAGGATTAGTAAAAAGACAGCTATAATTTTTTGGGGTTTTTATTCTCCATGGATTCAACCATTTATAAGGTTGATCTTCCTCATCCTTTTGCACCATGTCGCTAGCTATTTGTTGTAATCCATGAGTTTCAATACCAATATTCCATTTTTTCAATGGAGGTAAAGCTTCATTTGTTTTCCAAACAATATTTTCTTTTTGTTTATAAAACATAAAATCAACTTGATTTAAAATTACATATCCAGATGTTAGAGTATCTAAAAATGGAATGCATTTTTTTATTGTTGAATCTTCTTTTAAAGCCTTTCTACCTAAATAATTTGTCATCTTTTTATACCAATCAGGTATTAACTTTTTAATTGGAACTGGCTGTAAAAGTATAGAAGGATCGGATGCTGAAAATTCTATTGTTTTTGAAAACATGTAGGTAGTCCTAAAAATTCTCTTTTATCATATTTATTTTCTTCTGACCCTGGAGTATTTTTTGAATTATAGTGTAAAAAAACTTGAATACACTCTCTTCCAAAAAAAGGATATCTCCAATGTTCTAATTTATTTCCTCTATAGACTAACATTTCTCCTGGTCTAAGTAGAACTTCTATTCCTTCATTATTAGTGCCTTCTGTTGGATCTAAATATATTGGCCAAGGATCACCACCTAAATTCAGTGTAGAAGATATTTCGCAAGAAAATCTATCTTTATGTCTTAACAACTCATCACCATATTTATAAATTCTTGCGTAAGAATAATTTTCATATAAAGCTGTTCCTGTGATTTCTTCCATTTTATTTTTAAGTCCTTTTAACAAAGTTTCCATAGCAAAATCAGCATAGTGAGAGTAAGAATTAGGCATTTGCCCATCATCCCAAGTTCCTAAATACTCAACATAAGGAGATATTACTCTTTCACTTAACATTGCTTGAACACACTTTCTTTTTAATAAAAAATATTCTTTAACAAAGTTAGCTAAATCTTTTGAAATAGCTTCTTCTACAACCACATAATTATTTTCTTGAAATATATTTTTCATTTAAATTTTTCTCCTGTAAACCACATGACTAAACTTAATCTTTCTCCTTTTGTTACTTTTGTTACTTGGTGATGTAAGTAACTAGGAAATATAATAGCAGAACCCTTTTTTCTACAATCTTTATTTTCAACAATTCTCTCATTTTTTGATGTAGGGACTTGAAGGTGATCGTAAAATTGTAAGTCTCCTCCTTCATATTGATTTTCATCTACTAAAGGAATGACTACTGATATTTTTCTTTCTTTATTTTCCTCATTCGTTAATGAATCTCGGTGCCATCCATAAAATTGATTTTCTCTATAAATAGTAAATTGTGCAGATTCATTGCCAGTCAAGTTTATATTCCATCCAATTTTAATATTAGTTTCGTAAATAAAAGGATTTATCCAATCGTATATCCATTTTTCATTTAGCCAAGTTACTCTTGAGTCACGAACTTTCTTGTTTACCGTTCCACCCGCTACACCATCTTCTTCTTTTATTTGACTTGCTCTTTTGACAATATCGTCACAAACATGATGGGGAAGAGCATCTTTAGCAATGAGATAAAGTTGATTAAGAATCATATTGTAATTTCTTAATAAGATTCTACAGATATTTGGGATAAATTCAATTTATAATTAATAATTTAGTTCAGGCCAATTTATAAGACCTTCCTCGTAAGTTGTAGTCTCATCTGGAAAATCTCTTAATGCTTGTCTATATGACTTTATAGCCGTTAAAGCGGATGATTGATCAGGAGCACTAAAAAAACTATCAGCCAAAACCATCCAGTCTGTTTCTTGAAGTTTTTCGTTTCTTATTTTTCTTACTTCTTCTATTGATACTGGTCTTCTTTCAGAAACAGTTCCATCAGAATTATACCACCATCTCTCTGCTACATTGTCATTTGAAACTTCGATCCAATTACCGTCTTGCTGTGTGTCTTCAACATGAGACACATATCCAGCGGTATCTATTAAAATAAATTTACTCATGATGTATATTGAGTAACCTCCACTTGCCCTGAATTACCAGCAGAACCTGCTTGAGGAGCACCATTACCACCAGGACCACCATTACCTTGAGCTCCAACAGTAATTGATACGGGAGATGATATTTGATCAGGACCTATAATAGCGAAAACAGAACCAGCTCCACCTCCTCCACCGCCTGCATAAGCTCTTGTACTTGGACCACCATTTCCACCAACTCCACCATTTCCTTTAGAAATATTTACTCCAAATGAGGATGTTCCACCAGCTCCACCTTCTCTTGATTGATTTGGCTGATTATTTGGCGCTGAATAAAATCCTCCTCCTCCACCACCATTTCCAGTTATTGGTTGAAATTGAATATTACCATTACCTCCTGCACCAGCTCCACCGGTTGCTGTTCCATTACCTTGAGCTCCTGTTCCACCACTTCCACCAGAAGCAGTTACTAAGGTACCTAGAGAAGAGTTTCCTCCACTATTGCCTGGAGGTTGAGTATTACCTTGTGATCCTCCTCCTCCTCCACCACCCCCGCCTATTAATTTAACTGCAACGAATTGTAAGCCAGAGGATAAGGATAAATTGGAACTTGAATTATAAGTATTTCTAGTACTAGAACTAACACCACCGCCTGCATCTCCAAATTCAAGAGCAGTACCAGGTGCTGTGACTTTTAAAACTTGTCCCGCAGAACCGATAGAAGTTAAGCCTGTGCCACCTTTGGTTGTGGGTACAGTTGGAAGTCTATCTGAAGCGAGTGTTCCTGAAGAAACATTAGAAGCGTTAAGAGCAGAGGCTCCTGACGCAGGACCAGTAATTGTACTAGTTGTGTTTAATGTTCCTGTAATTGTGGTTGATGTTAAATTTGCCATGTATTTTACCTACCTCTTTTTTAACATATCTAAGTCTTTTTTCAAATCCTTAATCGCATGTAAAAGATACACTGCGAGTTTAGTATATTTAATACCTTCAGGATTCCCATCTTTTAAGTGCACCAATTCAGGTGCGATTTTGTAGACTTCCTCAGCTATTAAGCCTACTTCATTTTTTTGACTACCATCTTTCCTATCATAAATAACAGGATCCATGGATAGAATGGCCTCGGTTGTTGAATCAAGGCTACGAATATTTTCTTTATAGGCAATACTTGATGTCTCCACCACTGTGCCTGCGGTCATTGTACCTGTCACCGTGACGTTGGTAGAAACATTCACATTTCCAGAAGCAGTGACATCTCCTGTTAAAGTTGATGTTCCTGTAACAGTTAAGTTGCCTGATAGGGTAACATCCTCTAATGCTAAATCCGAGAAAATGTTTTTGACATTATAGTTAGATGCACCATCACAGTATAAATAAGAATAAGCACCTTGAGTGACTGCTATGCCATTGGCATCGTGTCCTGTCGCTGCAACAGTGACAGAATAAGCACCTGAGGTGTTATTATAAATTACATAATTGTTTTCTACCGCAGGAATAAAAACATGAACATTTCCTGTGAGTGTTCCATTTAAATCGATTACTTTATTAGAAGATTCAGCAGTGGGATCTGCATTGTTTGTTGTTAAAGTAACATTAGAAGAACCTGCAATAGATTTTGATAAAAAGCCTGCTGTAAAAGCATCGACTGTTTGTAAATTGGTATTAGTGTTATTTCCCCAGGTATTGGCATTTGCCCCTGTCTCCATTAACTCTAATTTTAAACTACTTGAATAGGTACTAGCCATTTAATTTT